CAAAACACCGAAACGACTGCCTATGATGTTTTTCAAAAGCACGGGATGCGCGTCCAGCCGGCCACTACGGACAACAACACCCAGATGCGGCGGTCGGCCGTGGAAGCGGTGCTGGCGCGGCGCAACGGCTTCATTGTCGATACCTCTTGCCTTGTTGCCAAGACTGGTCTGGCCGGGGGGCACCATTACCCCAAGCTGAAAGTGCGCGGCCTGTCTGGCCTCTTTGCGGACAAGCCCCGCAAGGGCCTCTATTCGCACATCGTTGATGCAATCGAGAACGCGCTTCTTGGCGGCGGAGAGGGCGAGGCTGTTGTTCGGTCGTCGGCGCACGAGCGCAAAGCCCCATCAAAGCAAGGGCGGCACAGCATCCGCAATCGGAGGAAAGCATGATCGTTGAATGGTTCTTCGGCTTCCATAAGCCACGCCTGCGCAACTTTGGTGGCAAGATCGACTTCCGTTACTGGCTTGGGCACTGCGAGGCGTGGGGATACAGCCCAGACGACACTTGGATATTTCTGGACCCTCAAGGCAAAGGCTTCAAGATCCGCGTTACGCACCATTACGACGAGGTAATGGCCCAGCTTGAGGCGCGCTATGCGATCTGCCAGAGCATCGTAAAAATAAAAAATGACGAGCCAGAGTTTGCTCTCCCGCCGTTCAGTTTAATGAGTTGCGCGTCGATCTGCGGCGCCCTTGTGAAGATCCGTGCATTGCTGCCAGCGACCCTAAAACGGAAGTTGCTGACCAATGGCGGTGAAATGATGCACGAGAGGGGCGACTAATGGGCGGCGGCGGATACAAGGAAGATCCTGCGGACAAAGAGGCGCGACTGCGGGAACGGCGCATCACAGACGTGGACCGCCAAAAGTCTGCCGAGCAAAACGCAGACGGACTGACAAGCGACATTCGGGCGATCTATGGCATGAAGGGCCTCAAGCCGGTTCGCGGCCTTGCACCACCAATTGCAACAACCCCTATTGCCAGCATGTTTAACGCAACTGGCATGACCAGCGATGGTCGTTATTCTGCTGGCGGTACAAACGTCGTAAGGCACAGCGAACGATGAAACCGTGCAAAGAATTTACCTCACGGCTAAAAACCGCAAAGTCATGGCGCAGCGCCGCCGAGCCCTTCATCAAAGAGGCGCTGAAATACTGCTGCCCCGGCCGCGAAGGCGATTTTAATTACCACGCTGGCGATATTCACGAGGGTGAAAGCGAAGTATTCATTTCGATTGCCGAGGATATGGCAACCGATCTGGCTGGCGATCTGGTAAATTACTACACCCCGGCCGAGGCCAAGTGGGGCGAGTTTCTTGTTACGATGGAGATTTCAGAGGACGAGGCAGAAGGCGTCTTGGCAAAAGTACAAGAGCGCGAAGATGATTTGTTCGAGATGATTTCTTCATCGAATTACAACGACATAGCGCCGCAATGGGCGTTTGAAGCGGCAAGCCACGGCACCACCGCATTGTGGGTCCAGCAAGCGCACCTGCAACAGCCGATCCACTGCGAGGTCGTGCCACCGCACCAGCTTTTCATCACCCCCGGCCACTTGGGATACCTTGACCGGTTCCGCGAAGTCTATGTGCTGTCGTCGTCCCTGCCAGCGTTGTTTTCCGGCTGGGACGTGGATCTGAAAGACGACAATATCCAAACCAAGATCAAGACCCCCGGCGACCGATCAAAGGTGGTCTGGGGCTTCTGGGTAGATTGGTCTGACCCCGCGATCCCAAAGTGGTATTGCGAAATCACCGTGAATGAAAAGCGCGTCACGCCAGAAAAGCCGCTGGATCTTGGCCCCATTGCAGGGACTTGCCCCCTTATCATCGGCCGCTTCAATCCACAGGTTTCAAAGCCTTGGGGCCGTGGACCGGGCTGGAAGTCGCTGCCAGACCTGCGCATCATGGACGATCTGGCCGAGATTATCCTCTCTGGCCTAGACCAAAGCCTGATGAACACGATCATCTATCCTGATGATGGTTTTCTGGACCTGTCAGAAGGGCTTGAAGCTGGCCGCGCGTATCCTGCGCACCGCGGTTTCACGCGCGATCAGATCTATGACATGAGCCGCAACGTCAACGTCGATCAGGGCTACTACACCGAGGACCGGATGGAAGCCAAGATTGCACGGGCTTTCTATCAGGATGGCCCGCGGCAAAGCGGCGACACCCCGCCCACTGCAACGCAATGGCTGGACGAACGCCGCCGTGTGCAGCAGCGCCTTGGCAAACCCTCTGCGCCACTGTGGAGCGAATTTATCCTACCGTTGATCCAGCGGTTTGAATTTCTTGCCGTGCAGAGCGGGAAAATAAGTGAGGCGATCACTCACCAAGGGCAGGCAATCACTGTCATGCCGATTTCGCCACTCCAAAAAGCGCAAAACCAAGACAAGGTTATGGTCACGCGCTCGAACTTGGATCTGGGTTTTTCCATATTTCAAGAAAGAGTTGGAGAGATTTTTGATATGAAAAGTACCATGAAGGCCGTTATCAAAGCCTCCGGCGATCAGCTTACGGTTATTAAAGAGGACGAACCGGAAACCCCACCAGCGCCTCCAGCCGCCTCACCAGCGGGGGCCATGTAAATGCTGCCAGTCCTTCTGACAGAACCCGGCCCATTGCTGACCTACATATCTGAATTGGAACGCACCGACCCCAAAACCGCAGCAGAGGTGCGCAGGTCTGTGCGATCTGCGCTATCCACATCGCAAGGCCGTATGCTGTTGGATTTGTTGGAAAAAGCGACTTTGGCAACGCCAACAAAAGTTTTTGCCGATCCCCGTGCATTGGCGGCACGCAACTCCCAAGCATTTATCGCAAGTGATCTTAGGAGGATCTTGAGCGATGAATATGAAAAACTGGTTGAACAAAAACAAGCTATACCGGGAAGCAGCCGGCGAGGGAACACCGGGCGGCGAACCACTGCTGACAAGTGAGCCAGCAGCCATTGTCGAGCCTGCCGCAGCCCCAGAGGCAGTGGACTTCTCTTTCATCCCAGAACAATTCCACGTTGATGGGAAGCCTGACCTTGAGAAATTCAAGGCGCATTATGGGACGCTGGTTGAGCCTTCGGTGGCACCTGACGCCTACGAATACCTGATCCCAGAAGATATGGATTTCCAAGCCCTTGGCCTGCCGGAAGGCATGAAGCTGAACTTGGACATGAACGATCCAACCATGCAGCCCCTTTTGGCCGAATTGTCCGAAACGCTGAAAGGCATTGGCGCCCCGGCTGAAATGGGCGGCAAAATCAGCGGCATCTTGGCAAAGTACGAGGCGGGCAAACTTGCTGGTGAAATTGCCGCGCAAAAGGAAGAATTTTCTCAACTCGGCACGCCGGAACAAGCAAATCAGCGCATTTCAGTTGTTGTGCGCGCGATGGAAGCAAAGCTGCCAGCCGATCAGGTCGCGGCCCTTCAAGGCGCAACGCGCAGCGCAAAGGCCATGCTGGCATTGGAAACCCTGCTTGGCCCCAAAAACTCCACCAGCCCAACCACAGAACCACCAGCGCCCGACAGCAACACCAGCCTGTCTGCGCGATACCCATCCTCCAAGACAAAGTAAGGAGACGACATGACGACCCTGACCCAAAAATTCCTCTCTATGGCCGACATTTACAAGCGCACCCTGCCAGGTGGTGGCGTGGCGTCGATCATGGAAATGATGAATACCACGGCCCAAGACATTTTCACCGATTTTGTCATGCAGGAATGTAATGACGGGACCAAGCACATTTACACGGCCCGCACGGGTCTGGGTACTGTGGGTTGGGGTGCGCTTTACGAGGGCATCAAGCAATCGAAAACCAAAACCCAACAGGTCACGGAAACCACAGGCTTTGCTGAAAAGCTGTGCATGGTTGATATGCGCTTGCTGGAATTGGCCGGTGCGAACGAAGCCGCTGTGCGTGCGCAGGAAAGCGAAGCTGATATTGAGGCAATGGCACAAGAACTGGTTTCGGCCCTGTTCTATCACAACACCGCTACAAACCCGCGCCTGCCGAAAGGCCTTGCCCCGCGTTTCAGCGTCAAAGCCAACTCTGGCGCTGGCAATCAAATTGCTGATGCTGGCGGGACCGGCTCCGATAACACCTCCGCTTGGTTTGTGACTTGGGGCGGCTCTGGTCTTATTTCGCTTTATCCAAAGGGGACAAAGGGCGGTATTACGCAAGAGGACAAGGGTGAGCAGCGCGTTACCGACGGCAACGGCGACCCTTACTATGTCAAGGAAGAAATGATCCGCTCCCACATGGGCTTTGGCTTGGGGGATTATCGGCGTGTTTCCTGTATCCGCAACATCGACGTGTCCGACTTGAAGGCTGGCAGCGTTGATCTTTACCGGTTCATGCGCGAAGCATATTACAACCTTCACGGCGTGCGGAACCAGAACGTCAAAGTCACCAAGGACACTGATCCCGGCCGCACCGTGATCTATGCCAACCGCGACGTTCTTGAGGCGCTGGACGGTCTGGCGACAAACGCAGGCACGACTGACAATTTCACCCGCCTGAAATGGATGGAAGTCGAAGGCAAGGAAGTACTTTCCTACCGCGGCATCCCGATCCGCGAAACTTCCGCCTTGCTGAACACCGAGGGCCGCGTCCTCTAAGCCATATCGGGAAGCGAACAACCGCTTCCCGTCACCAATTCGCGCGAGACGCGGCAAGATTTTAAGGAGACGAACAGATGATCTTGGACAAAAACCTGATCCTGTCGGAAATGCAGGCGGTCACGGCCACCGCGCTTTCGACAAACGTGATCGACTTGGGCGTGAACGGCGTTGTGCCATATGAAACTGCGGCGGCGGCCATGAACTTGGGCGCTGGCAATGAAATCCCCTTGGCTATCATGGTCAATGAAGATTTTGTGGCTGGTACGTCGGTCGCCATTTCCATCGAAACATCGGCGGCCGAGGGCATGACGGGGGCGACGGTTCTTTACACCACTGGCGCGATCCCGGTTGCCACGCTCAAGGCAGGCTATCGCCCCGGCATCCGTTGGCTTCCTGATGCGCCACTGCTGCGCTATCTGGCTGTGCGGTACACAGTGGTCGGCACGCCAACGGCGGGCAAGATCACTTCCGCCGTTGCGACGGAGGTGTAAAGATGGCCGGAAAGACAAAGGCCCAAATCGAAGCTGAAAATTTGGAAGCGGGCGCGGCAAAGGACGCGCTGACAGCCCCAACACATGAAACGGATCATGGCGGCGCAATGGTTGTTGAGGTTCAGGTCGAGGAAATCAAGCCTGATGCAACCAGCGACTTCACGATGGAAATCATCACGACAGCCCCCGGCACTTTCGGCGCCGGTGGGATCGAGGAAGTCGGCAAGCAAGCGACCATCAACTGCGCGGCGTTTTCGTTCGCGTGGATGAAGCCAAACGGGAAGGCAAGCGTTGAACGGCTGAAAGCCTATCGGGCCTCCCTCAAGAAAGACGCAACTGCGTAAGATCCTCCCGCGTGGGGCGTTTTGTCAAAGGGCTGGGGTAAAACCTGGTCCTTTTTCTATGTGCATATGTTTTGAAATGTGGCGGCGGCAGTCTGCCCAGCATGTCAACAGAATTTGCAATGCTTGAAATTATGAACGCGGCCCTCATTTCGCAGGGCTGTGACGAACTATTGGCCCACAACGACGGGACCAACGAAGGTCGTCTTTTATCACTCAATTGGGCCCCTATCGTTGAGGCCGAGTTGGAAATGTCAAACCTGCACTTCTCCAAGAAGCAGGTCGAGTTGGTTGGGCGCCGGGATGGGTTGTTTGGTTACGATGATGCGTTTGTGGTGCCAGCGTCGGCGCTGCATGTGCGCAAGGTCTGGACCGAGGATGAAACGGGTGTGCGGTCTTTCCCCGATTGGGTACAGGACGGCTCTTGCGTCCATGTTGACAACCCAGAGGCAATCACGATCGAATATATCGAGAGTGCGGACCCGTCGATCTGGTCGGCAAACTTCACTATCGGCGTTCAGATGAAGCTGGAAGCGGTGCTGCTGCGGTTCAACGAAGAATATGGCAGCGCCGAACGCATGGATGCAAACGCTGAAACCAAATTCCAGAACGCACGCACGCTTTCTTCCAAGGCGCGGTCGGCCAAGGAACCATTCAAGCGCGGCCGATTGGCGCGGGCGAGGTTCAACCGTGGCTAAACGGGCAAAACGGGCATTAACGCAGCGCAGCTTCCTCTTGGGTGAAGTCCGCGAGGGCTTCTTGGAAGCGGATGATCTGGATATTCGGCTGGCATCTTGCCGTAAGGCGCGAAACATGCGCGTCACTGCCACAAGAGGGCTCAAGTCGCGCCCCGGCATGGTCTACATGCGCGATGGCGGGCAAGCGTATGACATCATCGAAATCCGACCGGACACGAGCGAAACATTTGGCCTTGTGATCGAGGAAGATGGGGCCATTGTGATTGATCGGTTTGGCGGTGTGGTATTCACAATCCCTGATGCGCCTTGGCCTGCGGCAAAAGACGTGTGGGTTGAAGCCTTCCGAGAAAGAACTGTGATCGGTGGCGAGTTTGGCTTTTACGAACTGGTCTATGACAAGGGCACATGGTCTTTTGGCCCCTTTGAGTTTGACTTTTCAGCGGGCGGCGGGCTGGCCCAGCCATATTGGTCTTTCGTCAAGGATACGACAATCAGGCCTTCTGCGCGAACCGGGTCCGTTACTGTCGTAGCGTCCAAGGCGTTGTGGTCGCCTGCCTATGTTGGCCAGCGTATCCGCTATGGCCAGCGCGAAATCTCCATCAACTCCTATGCTTCACCCACGGTTGTATCTGGGGTGGTTGTGGATAGCCTGCCGCCTACTTTCAACATCGCGCTTTCTTCTGCGCTGAATTTCAAAACTGGCGATGCGGTGGTTGCGGCCGATACCAACTTCCAAGGGATTATCACAAACATTGTGGGGGCGACCCTTGAGGTTTTGACCATAGCGTTCTTTGACGGTCCTGATGTGGGGGAAAAGATTTCTGGCCCCTCTGCCAGCGCAACAGTGAATGGTAAGGCCGAGGTCGCACCAGCGGACAGCTTTATCTGGGATGAACCGCTCATGTCGGCCACGCGGGGCTACCCCAGGTCTGGTGCGTCTGCTGGGGGCCGGTTGACGCTGGTGGACTTCCCGCAGGTGCCGGATCTTATCTGCATGTCGTCCAGCCGAGGCTTCAACGATTTCCAAGGCGGTGCAGATGATGATGATGCGATCAGCCGCACCACAGGGGATAACAACCCCCGCTTCCTGCATGTGGTCAACGCAGGCGACCTGCTGCTGTTTTCCGACCGGGGGCTGTATTATATTTCTTTGCGCGATGGCGATATTCTGACGCCTCTGAACTTCAAGGCGGTGTTGTTCGACAAGCGATCAGCAAACCCAGTGCGGCCGGTCGCGGTCGATGATGGTGTGGTCTTTGTGGAGGCTTCCGGCGAGGCGATTGCTGCCTGCCTTTTGGATGGGAATATCTATCTGAAATGGTCGGTTCGGACAATTTCAACCTACCACAACCACCTTATCAAAAGCCCTATCAAGCTGTGCGGCCCATCGCTGTTTTCCGAAAGCCCTGAAAAATATATGTTCGTGATAAACGCGGATGGCACAATGGCGGCCGTGTCGTGGTTCTCTGACTTTGCGGCTGACAGCGTGGGGTTTGTCCCTTGGGACACCGAGGGTTTTTTCAGAACGGCATCCCCGGTTTTCGGCGCATACTGGGCTATCGTAGACCGGACTATCGGCGGCGAAACCAAACGTATGATCGAGCGGTTTGACGATGCAGCACTGGTTGATTGTGCTGTGCCAATTTTTTCCGCTGAAAACCTGCAAGTGAACGGTGTTGATCTAAACGTGAACGGCGGACCTCTGACGGTTGTATCGTATGGGTCAACACCTTTGGCTGATACGCAGGTCCATGTTCACGCTGGAAATTGGTATGGTGGGGTCAGGCTTGTTGATATTGATGGTGTTGTGCCTGATGTTGGCGATCTGCCAGAAGGCGCGCTTGCGGGCTTCAACTTCTTGGCGTCGGTCATGCCTTGGCCTGTGGAGGTCATAGAAAGCCCACGCGCTGGGATGCTGAAAGCGCGGCTGATCCGTGGCAGTGCGTCTGTGCTTTCCTCTGGACCCTTCACGATCCGCGCCAATAAGCACACCAGAAACGTTGGCGGTTACAGGTGGGGCGATCCGCTTGATGCGCCCCCTGTACTGCGCACAGAGGTTTATCGGTTCAGCGTTGTCGGTCGGCGCGATCACCCAGAAATAGAAATCACCAAAGACGAACCCGGCGTTTTGGAAGTGATGGCAGTAACGCAGGAGGTTCAATTCTAATGGAAGCACTTTTGGCACCTATCTTAATGGGCGGGGCTGGAGCGGCCGGGGCAGGCGCGGCGGCGGCAGCAACAGCAGCAACGGCTGGCGCAGCAACGGCGGCCGCTATCACCCCTATGACTTTGGCTCTTGGGGCAATCAGCCCTATTTTTAGCGGCATGAGTGCCATGCAGCAGGCGAAAAGCGCCAAGGAGCAAGCGCGGGTCAACAGCTTCATCGGCGTCACGCGGGCGCGGCAAACCGATACATCGGCGCGTGAAGGGCTTAA